TGATTATGGATAAAACAAACACCATCGGCGGGGCAGGGGCGATATCGTGGACTTACACAGTGACCGATGCAGTTACAGGCGCGGCACTTGACGGAGTTGAGCTTTGGATATCTTCCGATTCAGCAGGGGCAAGCATAATTGCAACCGGTTTAACTGATTCAAGCGGGGTTGCTACGTTTTACCTTGATGCCGGTCAAATTTATGTTTGGCGGAAAAAAGCCGGGTATAATTTCACAAATCCAGATCAGGAAACGGTGAGCTGATGGGCGGAACAGGAACAGGAACAGCGGTAAGCAGTTTACCGGGTAGCGGAGGACTTGTGGTTGCTCCGACGATTGAACCGATCAGCCTTTCAGAGTTGAAACTTCATCTCCGGCTTGATTCCGGGTCTTTTGCGGATAATGTCGATGAATCCCATAGCATTTTACCCGGTTCCCACGGAATCCATGAGCTGATGACCCTGGATGTTGCGCCGGGTGGCGCGGGATGGGCTGTTGGCGATACGATAACGGGCGGAACCAGCGGGCAGACTTGTATTGTGGTTCAGGTGTTGACCACAACGACTTATTATGTCCGGAACAGGTCAGGGGCGTTTACGCTGGGAGAAGTTCTTTCGAATGGGGCAACTCCGGCGGATCAGGGTGCGGCTCATCCTACGTTTGCAACAGGGTATTATCTCATAGGTTCATCGGTCGAGGTTATTGGGTACACTTCCTTGGTTATCCTAAATTCAGGGACCAACGGGGCCACAGGAACGGTTGACTGCAAAATCCAGGAATCGGACGACAACGCGACATGGGTAGACTGGACCGGCGGAGCGTTTACTCAGGTCATGACTGCAAACGATAACGTGATTCAGGAAAAGGCTTATACCGGTACGAAGCGATACATCCGGACAGTGGCAAAAGTCCTGCTGGCGGCTTGCGACTTTGGAACAACCATCACCCGACTTGCGGCCACGACTTATGAAGACGATCTTCTTGAGGCGATTATCCAGGGCGCCAGGGAACACGTTGAAGACATTACCCGGAGATACCTTTTAACCCAAACGTGGGATTACTCAATAGACGCATGGCCGACATCGAATTACATCAAACTGCCGGGTGGAAATCTTCAGTCGGTAACTTCGGTAAAATGGAAGGACACGGACGGAACCGAAACGATTTTGACCCCAACCACGGATTATCTGGTGGAGACAAACGGAGAACAATGCGGGAGAATCGTTTTGCCTTACGGTGAAACATGGCCGAGCGGAACCCTTTATCCGTCGAATCCCATAACGATCCGGTTTGTAGCCGGATGGACCACGGCGACATTGGTTCCGGCAAAGATTCGGGCGGCGATGCTGTTGATTTGCTCTGATCTTTATGTGAACCGCGAGGGGCAGTTATACGGGCAATTCGGATCGGACTATAAAGAAAACAAGGCTGTTCAACATTTGCTTGCCAGCGCCAGGCTTTGGGATGAGTACATATGAGCAAAAAAGAATCTAATCCGTATCCTCCGGAAGGGGCGGTTAAGCCGCCACCGCCTCCGCCCCCACCGAGTAAAAGGGTAATTGATGAGGATATCCATATTATTAAAGCCATAAAGAGATTTTTGAATGCCAATATCTGATTTAAACAAGAGGATCACGCTTCAATACAAAACCACTGTTGCGGATGGCATGGGGGGATTCACCGATTCGTGGAGCGATGCCGGAACCGTTTGGGCTGCGCTGTGGCCCACTTCAGCCAAAGAAATTATTCAAGCCAACAGCATGGCAATGGTCGTTTCTCACCGTATCCGGATCAGATATCGGAGAGATGTTAAAGGGTCATGGAGAATTAAATTCGGGACACGTTATTTCGCAATTGTCGCCATAACAAATCCCAATGAGAAAAACGAATTTCTGGATCTGATGTGTAAGGAAGCGGCATGAACAACCTTTTGACAGCCATAATGACGAAAACGACGGGTTCAAGCCTTTCCGCATATGTTGGTGGCAGGATTTATCTTGACGCGGCCCCTGATGGCGCTCAGTTCCCCTACGTGGTGTTTTTTATTGTGTCGGGAACACCTGAAAAGACTTTCACGGAACATTACACGAATACCCTGATCCAGTTTTCCTTGTTTTCATCATCCACAGGGGCGACAGAAATCACAACCATGTACGGTAATTTGAAATCGCTTTTTGATGAATGTGCCCTTTCCATTACAGGAAGTTCTCTTGTCTGGATGAAGGAATCGAATCTGGTGACGATGGTTGATAATGTGGTTCTGGCCGATGGCACGGCAAGGGTTAAGCATTGGTCGGTGGATTTTGAAATTTTAACATCTTTGAGCTGAAAGGTTTTTATGCTGTCAATTATTATCCCGGTTTTCAACCAGCACGACATGACGGAAGAATGCCTTACGGAGGTTCTTGAGAATACTCAGGACTGCGAAATTATCATTGTGGACAACGGATCGGAACCGGCGATTAAACCGCCATTCTCTGGGTTCATCGAAACCACCATTATCCGGAATGATGAAAACAAGGGGTTCCCTGCGGCGGTTAATCAAGGCATGAGAGCGGCCAGGGGAGATACTATCATCCTTCTGAACAACGACGTGATTGTAACGCCGGGATGGGCTGAAAAACTGGCTCAGTGGATCGACGCCGGATATTCCATTGTCGGCCCGGTCACGAATTATGCAGCAGGGATTCAAGGAGTTCAGATTGAGAATTATAACGACAAGGTGAGCCTGAACAAATCAGCGGCATATTGGGCCGAGAATCGCGGGAATGCTGTTGAAGAAGTCAATTTTGTCATCGGGTTTTGCATGGCCTTCAAGAAGTCCCTGTTTGAAGAAATAGGCGATTTTGACGAATCCCTTTGGCCTTGCTCCGGTGAAGAAGTCGATTTTTGTTTCCGGGCCCGGGAAGCCGGTCACAAGATCGGTGTCGTCATGGGGTGTTATGTCCATCATGAGGGGTCCATGACTTTCAAAGACATGGAGAATGCCGGTCAAATTGACTACCTCGAAATCTGCAAAATAAACGATGAGCATATCGAAAAGAAATGGGGAAAGGGATATTGGGGCCGGCAGCTTGTCGAGGCACAGCTTGAACCGACAGGGCTTTGTTTAAACTTGGGGTGCGGATATCGAAAACTGGACGGTTTCGTGAATATCGACAATCGCATGGAGGTTGGCCCGGATCTGGTTTGCGATGTTATAGCCGGGCTTCCTTATGAAGACGGTTCAGTGGATATGGTACGCGCCCATGATTTCCTTGAACATATTCCTATCGGAAAAGTTATCGGGGTCATGGAAGAAATCTGGCGGGTATTAAAGCCGGGGGGAATCTTTGAGAGTATGACGCCTTCCACGGATGGCCGGGGAGCCTTCCAAGACCCGACTCACGTTTCTTTCTGGAATATGAACTCATGGTTTTACTATACCCATGAAGATTACCGGAATCTTTACGGGATCAAGGCCAATTTTGAAATCAAAACCGCTGAAGATATCATGACTTCGGTTGAACTGAAAATCATCCACACTCACATTGTCGCCAAGGCGATAAAATAGGGGGTTTATGCACAGTACGTCAATGGAGACCATGAGGAAGTTTGTTGAAGAAAACGGCCTGGCTGAAGGCAAGATTGTCCTGGATATCGGAAGCTATGATTATAACGGATCGTACCGGTCCCTGTTTCAAAGTCCGAGAAGCCGGTACATCGGGGTTGATATCCAATATGGGCCTGGGGTGGATCTGCTTATGGATTCACCGGCATGGGATTTTCTGAAAGATGTCGATGCGGTGATTTCCGGCCAGACCTTTGAGCATGTCGAAAACATCCCGTACCTCCTGATGAAAATTGCCGCCGCCTTAAAGCCGGGCGGATTGCTTTGCATCATCTCACCCAGCGAAGGCCCGGAGCATCTCTATCCCATTTGGCGGGGGAATTTCACAGTCGAAGAAATGACCGAGCTTGTTGAGGCAGCCGGGTTTGTGGTTGATTCGTGCGTCATTGACCCGACTCCCATATGGTGTGATTTATGCTGCATCGCCCATAAACCGGCAGTATCCAAAAAAGAAAAAATGGCGGTGGCTGATGAAAATTTCTAATTCAAATCTTGCCATCGGGATTCCCTGCACGTTCCCGTTCATTCCGTCGAGCTTTTTTTACAGTTTTGCTCAGATGGAAAAGCCGGATTTCATTTTTATCCATGCTGACAACGGCCCCATCGACACGCTGAGAAACGATATCGTGGACACGGCGCTCAGGGCAGGGGCTACGCATTTGATTATGCAGGATGTGGACATGATCTATCATCCGAAAACCATTACCCGGCTTTTGTCCCACAGGCTTCCGGTAGTCGGGGCGCTTTGCTTCAGGCGATACCCGCCGTTTGATTCCATCATGTTGAGAGTGACGAACGGCGGATATCAGAGCGTTGACGATTGGGAAGAAAATGAACTGGTTGAAGTCGATGCGACCGGTTCAGGCTGTTTGATGTTCGACATGAAAGTTTTCAAAGAACTTCCCCGCCCATGGTTCAGGTTTCAGCAAGATCCGGATACCGGGGCGACCATCGGGGAAGACATCGGCTTTTGTCAGGATTTAAAAGCGGCTGGTTATTCGATTTTCGTTGACACGTCGGTGCCGTGCGACCATCTCACGACCATGGCTGTCAATCGGAAAACGAATCTTTTGTATAGAAGCATGAAGCAGAAAGAACATCGTCTATCACTTGAAAGAGCGATTGACACAACAAAGTAATTTAACAAGGAGAAAGACAAAATGGCTGATCGAGCAACCACATTAAGCGGTTCATTTCAAAAGGTTACGCTGGGGGCATCGTCCAAAATCCTGGGGGCCGGGAAGTATGAAATTTCCGGCATGACCCGGAAAACCGTTGACGCTTCGGAGTTCGGCGTTGACATCGATATTTTTGAGTTTGGAAGCGCCGACGGCGGGACCATCGCATTGACCGATGTTTCATACGATCCGACGGACCCGCAGCAGAATACCCTTCGGAGCTGCGTTGAAAACGGGACCAAGCTGATTTACAGCG